CGTGACGATCGGCAGGCCGCCCATCATGCACTCGCGCTGGAATTGCAGCAGCGCCGTGCGGAACGTTAGCTTCTGGTCCTTGTTGCCTGTGCCCAGACCAACATTGATGTTCATGTCGATGTCTTCGGGCCAGCGACGCGGATCGACGGTGCGGTACTTGCCTTCGATCTTCATGCGGAATGGCTGGCCGTAGCGCCGCATGAGCCGGTAGCGCTTGGCGAACATCGGCGCGACGATGAACTCCGCGAAGTTGCGCGTTACGTACTGCTCGATCTGCTGCGACTGCGCCATGTTCATGGCAAGACCCGACGCCGTTTTGTTCATCGTGTCGGGGTTCAGACCCTGCGACTGACGGGTAACGCCGGTCCGGCTTTCACGCTCAGCCGACATCATCTCCATGCCGTTGAACGCGTTGGCGCTGGTGTCCTGCTGCTGGAAAGGCTGGGGCGGCGTCGAGCCGCGATGTCGGATTAGGCTACCGGCACGCACTGTCAGGAGGTCATCAATCGTATCGACCGTCATGCTGTCCTCAGAGACGACAGTACGCGGGCTATTCGCCAGATACTGGCTATCCAGCCCCTGACGCAGCAGCACTGAGCGAATGCGCTGAATGTCCATCGTCTTGTCGGCAGTGCTGTCGCCGACCAGGCGATGCTGACGCGGAAATGGCGACCACAACGAATAGGGCTGCTCGTCCACCTCCATGACCTTCAGCACGACGTTACCGACGCGGTGCACGAACAGGCGCTCAGCGATGCCGTCGCCATTCAGGTCGTAAAGCGGATATTCCTCCTCCAGCCAGACCAGCCGGTTCGCGCCGTCACGCTGGCCCACCGAATAGGCCGTCTGGCTGCGGTTGGCGTCACGAGCGTGCTCCAGCACCGTGTTGGCGTTGCCGTTGCCGATCAGCGGTCCAAGCTGCTTAGAATCGTAGCCCAGCTTGACCAAATCCCCGAGCGTCTTGCGCATCCGCTCACCGACGTAGATCGCCTCGTCCAGTGACGTGGCGTCGGGGGCGACGCGGAAAAACTCGTTCGGGACCGGCCGATCGCAGAAGGCGGGCGGCTGGGGAATCAGCACCACCGCGTCGTAGATAAGCTCGTCGCCATCCACGATCGGGTCGGCGCTCACCACGCGCAACCCGTCAGCCGTCATCAGGCCGTATTCGTCGTGCTCGACCAGCTCGTCAGCCAACAGGCGGCGGTCCTCGCGCTTGTCTGGCTGCGGCTCGGCATAGGTCTTGACGATGCCGGTCATTTCCATCTGACCGGCCTTCAGCACGTCGTGCAGGACGCGGTAGCCATTCTGTTTGCGTAGGAATTGGTAACGAACGGCAGCCGTCGCTTCTTCGCCATAGTCGACCATGACCGGGCGCATGATCGGTTGACCCTGCTCATCCATCGCAGGCTGACCGTCAGGCCCCATGACTGGCTGCATGGCTGGCTGGCCGTTCTCGTCGGTCTGCTGCTCGGTTTCGCTCTCGAACTCGACCGCCTTGCCGCTGGCGAGGATCGTATTGAGGATGCCGACCTGCTGAGTGTCAATTACCTCGGCAACATCTCGAGTTACAGCCTGGCTGCGCCCCTCCACCTCGTCGCCATAAGGGCGTCCGTCGTAGAAATTGATCGACGTGGCGCGCCGGTCCTCAAGCGTCGGATCGCGTCCACGCTCCTGTTCGGTCATGAGGAAGTTGATGAATTCCTGCGGGTAGGCGTCAAGCATAGGGAAGCGCCCCAGTCAGCACGAAGCGGATGTTTTCAATGAAGGTGAGAGGCCGCCATTGCTTGCCGTCTGATGACACCCAGGCACGACGAACATATCCGTGGTCGAACTTGACCATCACACGATTCCCCTCGAAAGCTGCGAATAGTCGATGGTGCGGGCCTGCTGAGGCGGCGCGTATGCGACGGCAGCTAATCCGAATGCGTCAGCGCCATGGCTGGACCAGTCATGGTTCGGACCCAGGCCGATGCCGCGTTCTTCATCACGCTTTTCGTGATACCAGCCGATCGCCTCCAAGCCGCCAGCGCACCGAACGTCATCGAACCACATTTGCGGGAACAGCCGCCTCGCCGTCTCAACACGCTGCATAGCGGCACCCGCGCCCTGGTTCGGGATGACCTGCGTCGAGAAGCCCGCTTCCTGAAGCGCGCCCTCATAGGTCGTCTGCTGGATCTTGTCGTGCTGGGCACCGTCATGCGGCAGGACACACAGAGCCTTGCCGTAGCCCTTCTCACGCAGCCAATGGACGTGCGTGGCAAGCGGTTGCCCAACAGCCTCGTAATAGTCCAGAAAGCGGATTTCGCGGCCGATGTACTGAGCGATCCAGATGGAAGTCGCGTCTGCCTTCGCGCCGGTTCCGCCAATGTCCCAGATGGCCCGCATGGTCATCAACGGGTCGGCCGCCACCCGGCCTATACGACCCTCAGCACGGGCCACGGTCAGCGCCTTGGCGTAATAGGCTCCCTCCACGACGGTCAGAAAATCCCCTTCCCAAATATGCGGGTACTGGTCGGGCCGCTCGCGCTGATCCTTCTGGCGCACGCGATCAAGGATGTCCGGGAACCACGGGTTGTCGCGCCAATTCAATTCAACAATGCGCGTGCGATCGTTGTCGTTGGCATGACGGAACCGCGTGTTCGTCGCACTGGTCTTGCGCTCCGGGTTCCACGTCAGCCAAAGCTCGCTGTCTTCCTCGCGCAGCGTTGGGATCAGCTTGATCCACGCTTCCTCAGTGACGGGCTCAGCCTCATCGATCCAAGCCAGCAGGATGCGGAACTTCGACTTGATGCTGTTAAGGTTGCGAGACAGGCCGACGAACGAATAGCTGATGCGCCCCGACTTCGTGCGGATGTACGTCTCGCCAATGTCGAAGTGCGGTGCGAGCCATTCGGTCTCACGGATCGCCGCCTTGATTTCCTCAAGCGAGCTGTCCGACAGCGAGTTCATGAATTGGCGGGCACACAGGATAATACCCTGCCTGCCCTCCATATCCCATTTGTAGGCCCGTACAGCGGTCATGAGCGCGAACGAGCGGGTCTTGGCCGACCCACGCCCGCCATGCGCTCCACGAACGTCTGCGTCGCCTTGGAAGACCGGCACGAGCTTGGCGGGGAGGCGAAGTTGCGCGACGGTCATTCCGGCTGGACCGCGACAAGCTCGATGCGGGTCACTTGGATGGGGCCGCCATCCTCGCCAGTGACCTGCATCGGCAGAACCTTGCCCAGCAGCGGCATAAATGCGTTCGGGTTATTTGTAGCCTGTGTGACAAGATATCCTACAAGGCCAGCTTCGCCACCTGCCTGCGTCGCGGCTTGCAGGATCGCGTCTTTCAGCAGGGTCGTGTTCTTGTTCTGAACGCCCTTGGGGCGGCCGGGACCAGGCGTGCCGTCGCCAACCCGACGAGGCGTTTTCTGATCGTTATTTAAACCGGCGCCGTCTTCCATAGCGCCATACCAACTACACCTGCCTTTGCCCGACTTTTAGGGAGGAAAGTCGCCTGCCCATCACATAATTTTTGCGACGGCGCTTCAGGTCATCACCGAACGCAGTCAGCGACCGCTTGAAGCGCGGCGTGTCCATGTTGAGAATATCTTTCGCCTCCCATCCGTGCTGAATGAAGGCGTCGGCAAAGTCATCCGGTGCTGGGAGGGGAGGGCGGCCCATTCACCCCCCCCTGCTGTCGCGCTCAAGCTTCCGACCGAGTTTGATGGCAGCCAGTGCGCACACGACGAGCGGATGCTTGTCGCACTTGCCGATCAGAAAGCCCGCTACCTCGTCAGGGTCAGTAGACAATCGCGACGCATTGGCGATCTTGCGCGCTTCTAGCAGATCGGCGTCGACCCGTTGGTCCATCAAAGCTTCAATCGCTCGGGCCTCACGGTACATGGCATAGCTATCTGCTATTGGTCCGGCTGCTGCATGACGAATGAACGCCTCCATCCGCTTGGCGATGTCGTCGGAGGGTGCCTTGAAATTACAAGGGACGTCAGCGACGTTGCGGATGCGCCAGCCAGAGCGGTTTACAGTGTCAGTCCCATCATCATTCCACGACGTGTTCGTTTCCGGCCCAGCAGTGTGGCGAGTAAGTATGGAGCCGAAAGCAGATCGACCGCCTGCCAGCTCCATAGCCACCACCCGCCCATCCACATGCACCGCCTCGATCGGCTTCGCCCAATCCACCTTCAGGTCGTCGCTCATGCTGCACCCTTTCCCGACAGGCGCCGGTATTTCGTGATCCCCTGCACAAATTCGGTGTGATCCATCTCGCCGCGACGGATAGCCTTGGCTTTGGCGGCGCACCCGCAACGGTGTGCGGCACCCTCGCGATCTGACTGCGTTACGGGCACCAGATCATCATTGCCGCTCATATTGCGTCTCCGAAGAAATAGAGGATGGCACCGATCACGAATGCGACGATCAGCCCCCACTCAATGACGGTGATTTTGACGGGAATGCCGTCGTGTTCTTCCCTCATTCCCCGTCCCCCTGCGCGGCGGGGAGGGCGTAACGCGGCGCGATCTCACCGAACACGCGATGGGCAGTGGTGACATTCGGAAACTTGCCCTTGGCCTCAGCAATGACCGGGCTGAGTGCTTTCATCCGGTCTGGCGTCGCCTCGTTGAAGTCCCAATCCCCGTGAGCTGCGACCTCTCCAGCATATGCCTGCGCAGTCTGGAGATTGGCAAAAATGCGCCGGACGACCATACCAGTCGGCAAGTGGGTGAGAACCCAGCCGCCGTCCCATTCTTCCTCGTCAGTCAGCATGGCTCGAAAATCGAGGCCGAAATTGCCGTTGACCCAGCCCGCAATAACCTGCGGCCCAGTGGTCGTGATGATCTGAACAGGACCAACCTGCCAATCTCTTTCCATCACTTCTCTCCCATATACTTGAGGTAAAACCCGACCATCTCCGCGCTCACACCATGCCGCCTGGCGACTGGATCCGGATTGACTGCGACCCGCTTGCGTGCGGCGGTATCCGCGCGCAGCATGCCGATCAGCATCGGAGTGAGTCCCGTCTCAGGCCGCGCGGGCATAAAAATGCTCCTGTCGCAAAAAATCTGCGGAACCCTGTTGACGGCTGTATGTTTTAAGTATACTTAGAACATCAGACGCAACGGAGACACTGAAATGACCACGATCTACACCGCGACCGCCACCAATAGCGGCTTCTTCATGGCCCTGGCGACCGCTGCTGACAGCGCCGACGCTGCCCGTGCCACCTTCCTCGCCAGCGACCTCATGAACGCTCCGGCTGACGAGGGTGGCGCGTACACCTTGGCTGACGATCTGACGGCGCGCGTTGCCGACGAAGATGGCGACATTGATCTGGGCGTGACCAGCTACATCGGCGACCCGGCTGACATTCTCGCTGCCCCTGGCACCGTCGAGCTGCTGCAGAGCGGTGTCGCCTGACATGCCCGGCATCCCAGGCAAGGGCGGCGTAAAGGGCCGGTCGGGGCGTAAGTCACTGACGCCAGGCGTGGTCTTGGTCCGGCATACCACGCTGGTCACGCCCGAGACTAAACGAGCACTGGAGCAACGCGGCCCCGATTGGGTCCGCGCCACACTGGCAGCCGCGCTGGAGGGGTAGGGGGTGCGGACGGTGTCCACACCCACACTGTCCACACCCTTATCCGAAACCGACAGACGTTCAGAAAGCGGGGTAACAGCCCCTCTCTTTCCACCTTTCCCTTTATTTACCTTATAGGGTGTGGACAGTGTGGACAGGGGTATAGAAGCCGCAGAAAACTGCGAAAAATGCTGTCCACACCCCGGTGTGTACAATGCGTGGACAGGGCCGTGGACATGCATCAAATCGGACCTAATATAGGACCGCATCGGCCACATATGTCCACATCGTGTCCACAGATGTCCACGCGTTGAAGGGGTAGGTGTGGACAGGCTCATTCTGCCAGCCTCCAGACACGCGCGCTCTTTCGCTGGCCGTCTGGCTGACGCTCTTTCGCCCATGCTTGGGTCCAGCCCAATTCGGCCATGATGGCGGCGACGCGCTCTTTTGCGCGCTGATCGTGACGCTCGATCGGCATCTTGATGATGTCGCTGAGGATCTGGGCAGACGAATAAGTCCAGCCGGGCGTTAGGCCAGCTGCGACAGTATCTTCCCACACGTCTCCCTGCATACGAGCGTCCTGCTCGCGCACAGCCAAGCTGTTTTCCTCATCCGTCAGCCACCATTGCTCGCCATCGCGAAACCGGCTGACCGCTTCAGCCCAGAGCAGGTCACGCTTGCGGGCCAGCTTGTCTAGATCGATCGCGGTGCAGGCGACGGGCCAGAAGCGACGGTTGCCGGTGCTGTCAGTGAGATAGCCTTGACCTGCTTTCGGATTGACGGATGCTGCCAGCACGCACTGGCGCGGATATTCGACCGTGTGCCGACCGTAGGATGGGCGGGTCTTATCGACCTGCATCGTGATGACGGCTTTGACCAGCTCGACATCGGCCTTGCGAAGTGCGGAAAGCTCGGCAAACTCCACAACCCACTTGCCTGCGATCTGCTCGACGAAGCGCTTATGATCGCGCAACTCGTTGACCATCTCGACGAAGTATGATGCGCCGAACAGCGTGCGCAGAGCGGTCGATTTCTTCAGGCCCTGGCGACCTTCCAACACCAGCATGGTGTCCATCTTGCAGCCGGGTTCATAGACCCGAGCGACAGCGCCGATCATCCAGCGCGGGCCGATCGCGCGCACATACGGCGTATCCTCAGCACCAAAAAGGATCGGCAGGAACCGGTCCAGCCGGTTGACGCCATCCCACTTCAGTCCGTTCAGGTAATCGCGGATTGGGTGATAGGCATGGTCAAACGCGAGGCGTGCGATCGCAGCCGGGATATCGGTTTTGTTTGGCGGAAAACCGGCCTTCTCGACCATGATCTGGATGTCGACGTAATCGGCGTCGCGGATGGCTTCACCCTTCCACTCGACCACGCCGCTAAGCTCATTGTAGCGGATTGCTGACCCCAAACCCGGCAGGTTCTGGAGGTACAGCATAAGATTGTAGAGGGTCTTGCGCTCGCCTTTAGCGCCGATCTGCAACCGGCCGCGCCAGGCGTTCAGCGGAATAGGCTCAGCACCCATGGATAGCCTCCAAGGTCGCGGTCACGGCGTCATCGCCTGTGCCATCCGTCGAGCGCGCGAGGATGTAGGTGCCGCCAGCGCGGGTCAGCGCATCCGCAAAGGCGCGCTGCTTCGGGCGCCATGCATCCCGGCCCACCTTAGCTTCGATACCGATCATGCGCCCACCTACACATGCGAGAATGTCCGCGCTGCCGGGTAGGCCATAGCGCAGCATCCGACCTTCGACCTTCGCGCAGCCGGTCGCGTTCGGCCAAGCCAAGCCGAATGGTGTCACTGCCAGCAGCAGCTTATTGACCAGTTCGCCATGGGTCATCGCGCGGCCCTCCAGGCTTGGCGCTGTCGCATGATGTGTCCAGCCCATTGAGCGGGATATTTGTAGTTGCGCTGGCGACCGAGATTGATGAGGTCTTCCAGCGTCTTGGCGGACTTCAATTCGGTGCGCTTCTTGGCCCGAATCGCGTCGAGATCCACGACCTCCAGCTCGCCGTCCCGCTGTTCGATTTCACGGCTCTGCACTGCATAGGCATGACCGCATTGCGGGCATTCAGGCGCGGGCGTGTGAACCCGGTAGCATTCCGGACACTGCTTGACCGGCACTTCAGATTTTTCGCCACGCTTGCGCTTCTTGCGGTCCTCCAGCGTCCATTCTCGGTCATCGTCGGGTAGGCCGTGGCGCATCGCATTGCCAGCATGGTCCAAGATGATGGCGTGCGGCTTACGTGGGGCCGGACGCAACGCGCGGCCGATCTGCTGCAGATGAAGCGATAGCGATTGCGTCGGACGTAGCAGGATCACCGCCTCAACGGCGGGCACGTCGAAGCCTTCGCCAAACAGGTCGGCATTGCTCAGAACCTGCAAGCGACCAGCTGCAAAATCATCCACGATCACATCGCGCGTGCTGCTGTCCATGCTGCCATCGACGTGCGCGGCCGCGATACCAGCGGCATTAAATTGCGCGGCGATATGCTTGGAGTGGTCAACCGAGACAGCGAATGCGATCGCCCGCTTGCCCGGCGCCAGTCGATTGTAATGCGCCACCGCATCACCGACAATGGCGGGCTTGTCCATGACTTTGGCTAGGTCATCGCGCTTGAAATCGCCGCCAGCCGTCGCCACGCCGCTAACGTCAGCCGATGACGGGGCATACAGCCGATAGTCACAAAGAGCGCCACGCTCCATCAGGTCGGCAGGCGTGGGGCCTTGCACCATGCTATCAAACCAGCGGCCCAAGCCGCGACCATCAAGCCGCCAAGGGGTTGCGGTCAGCCCGACGATCTGGGCACGCGGGCACGCTTCATAGATCGCCTGATATTGCTCAGCACCCATGTGGTGGCATTCGTCAAAGATGATCAGATCGGGCGGTGGAAGCTTGCCGATACGACGCGCCAGGGTCTGCACTGATCCGACCTGCACCATCGCATCTGGATCGCCGATAGATCCTCCCATGATGAGGCCATGGGGGATTTCCATCGACCAGAAGGTACGGCTCGCTTGCAGAATGATTTCGCGCCGATGCACGACCCACCAGCACCGCTTACCGCGCGCGCTGGCAGTCTTGACCATGTAGGCTGACGTGACAGTCTTGCCGCCACCCGTTGCGAGCTGGACAAGCACGGTGCGATCCATGCTGCGAAACTGCTGACGGATGTCGGCGATAAGCTGCTGCTGATAGTCGCGAAGCTCTATCACAACGCCACCCCCATCCGCTCTGCGATGGCGACGCCTGATCCAGCAGGAATGTCATAAACCCGCTCGGTAATCTGCTTGGCGATGACCAGGCTGTATGACTTGGGCCATGCGTGATCGGCAGGCACGCCAGCGCTTCCCGCGCGCAGCCCTTCCTCGAAGAAATACAGCGTGCGATCGCGGCGCTCGATTGCGGCCATCGCGGACTGCGACGGCTGCATGAGCCGCGTACGCGCCGTGCTCGCCTGCCACGCCTGGTCGAAGAATTCGCCGCGCTGCCCGGCCTCAAGCGCCTCGGTAAAGATGGCGCGGGCCGCTGCGATGATGCGCTTATCGCGCTGCTTGCTGTCCGGAGCTACCGGCTGCTCGGTGATCGCGTTCATGCGACCAGCTTCCGCAGAGCGCGCCCACGATCGCAGCACATGGCAGGATCGGCGTCCATACGGACACCACAGCCGGGGCAGGGGTCACGGAAAACGCGGGGCTGGGTGGGCATGATCGAAAGGATCGTCACGTTTGACGGACGCCGTTCGCTGGTCAATTCGACGCCAGGGACCTCTGCTGTCGACTTCCCCGTTGCCACGATCGTGACGACACGGCCGCCAGAGAAACCGCGCAATGCGATTTTTCCGCTATTCGCCAGCATCCGAAGATACGCATCGATACTGGACCCGGACCGCGATCCGATCGCGGGTGCGAGGTCACGCGTCAATGGACAAGGCAAGCCATTTTCGGCCGCATCGTTCAGCAAAGCGAATAGCTTCTCGAGCCGCTCTTCACGCGCTTCAGCCGAGCGTGATAGTCCGAACCGCCGCCCACTTTCGAGATTGGTCAGCCCAGTCGTGGCGCCGGTGCTGCAAATCGTGATCGCGCGCCGGTTGTTATCGAGACGGATCGAAATGAACCCGGCTTTTTCCAGAGCAGTCAGCGCCTTGCAGACGGACTTTGGATGGGTGAATGACGTAACGCCCACGATGTCCACATTTTGCGGACACGGCGCGCCTTGGATCGCGGCCTTTTCAAGAAACTGGAAAATGGCGACCTGATTGGGGTTTAGGCTCATGCGGCCACCCCGCGCGGACGGCGCAGATCGGCGATGTCCTCCAGCATCCGGTCGATGAAGGATCGCACGGCCCGCAGATCGGGCTCCATGCCGAGCTTCTCGCTGTGGTCGATTTTGCCGTCTGCCTCGGCTTCCATCAGCTTTTGCAGAAGGCCCAAAACGGTCAGAGACGACCGGCCCACATCGCTGGAGCAGACGGCGCCCTTCGGCACGACGCGAAAGCCATATCGGTCCGCAATGTCGTCCAGCGACCCGTGCTGCCAGGTATCGAATAGGCGCTTCGGGTCAGTCGAGCCCGACCGCATGATATTGCCGACCTGCTTGGTCGACAGGTCCATTGCTGCGGCAAGCTGGCGACGCCCACCAAGAGCGCGCTCTACCCGCAAAAGTCCAAGGACCATAAGTGGATGGAATTCTTCTTCCGATATGTCCGTAATGGACAGAACGACATGGGCGTCAGCCATGATTATTGGCCCTCCCCATGGACAAAGTGACCGCGTACCCAGAAATGAAAGCCCTGATCGTCTTCCCAGCCGAGGGGGGCAGTGCAGGCGAGATATGCGATGGCGACCAGCGAAAGGCCGATCAGCGTGAGGAAGACGGGAATGAAGATGTCCATGTCTCAGCCTTTCCGGATATGGTCAGCGCAGCCACAGAGGACCGCGCGGCAGTGGGCGCAGGTCGGGGCTGGCGGGGTGGTGCCGATGATGGCAGCGAGCGCGCGGGCTTGGAACAGCACCTTGGCGCGGGCGAGGTCGGAGAGGATCGCTTTCGTCATGCAGCGCGGCCCTTGCGGGTAGCTACTGGCGTGATACCAAAAATGTCGTTCGGCGTGACTGCGCCATTCGTCGCAGCGCAAATCCTGCGCATCACGGCAGCAGAGGGTATAGCCCCACGTCGAACGCGATTGACGGTGGACTGGTCAATGCCGACCAGAGCAGCGAAGGCGGGCTCCGTGATCGCCTTGGCGGACAAGTAAGTGTCTAGCGTCATGAGCAGAAATATGCATGTGATGCATATGCAGGTCAAGCATATTTATGCACCTGCGCTAATCGAATGCGGCAAAAGCCTGGCGCATAATGCAGCCATGGCAAACGGTACGCGTAAAAAGACGTTTCTCCGTGAGTGGAGAAGGCTAAAGCCCGGCCGCACGCTTGAGGCGGTCGCGGAGGAGCTGCATATTTCGCAGCCCCAGCTCGGGCGCATCGAGAAGGGGCAGCAGCCCTATAATCAGGATCTGCTGGAAGCGCTGGCTGACATGTACGGCTGCACGGTAGCCGACCTTCTAATGCGTGACCCGACCGATAAAGACGCTATTTGGTCCGTATGGGATCAAGCCAAGCCGGGACAGCGTGCGCAGATTGTAGAAGTCGCGAAGACGCTGGTGCGCACCGGCACCGATAGCTGACCCGAATAGCTTTCTAGGCCCTCAATTTAAGCTTTCCTACAAGCCGCCGCCATGCTTTGGTGGCGGTCCGTTGGCGTGCCTGCGATAAAAATATGCGTGTAGTGCATTTTATAGATTGACGCCAATATGCGTCAGGTGCATATTCCTCCCATCAACGGAGGCACCCATGACGCAGACCAACACCGCACCACTCCCTTATCCCCGTGGCAGCCAGATTTGGGGTCGCCCCGGTCGTGAGACCCATGGCGTCACGATGAAGCTGATGGCGCAGGGCTTCTACGTCCACATCACCAAGACCGGCCGTCGTGTCGCTGTGTCGGCACGCACGCGCAAGCTGCTGCAAGCCCGCGGTCTGGCCGCCGCCTGACTTCCCCGGAGCCTGCGAGTGCGACGCAGGCCGAGGATGAAATCAGGAGGTGGACATGCCCCAGGATACTCAAGAGACGAAGATGGAGCCGGGCGGTTACGCATTCTCGCGTGACGGTGCCAAGCTCTACATCCGCGAACTGCTCACCGACGAGCGGCTGCTGGTCAGCCCAATGCTCACTGTTGAGCATTACGACGAGGAAGAGGAATACCCCTCTTCGACCAGCATGGTCGTCGCGGCATCCGAGCTTTTCGCAAAGGCGCCAGTAGCAGCTATCGATGCTGATATTGCGGAGCGGCAGGCGACGCTCGCTGATCTTAATGCCCGCATCAACGCAGCTCGTTCCGAGGTTTATACGGTCGAGCGCGACGCGAAGCAGCAGATTGAGAAGCTTGCCAATTTTCCGAAATTTGATCGGCTCATCGACTATCTTGATGGCAAGATCACGCATTTCGTCGTCAGCGACTACCAACACGCCGCCCTCATTAAGACGTGGGACGAATTTGCCGTCTATCGCGAAGATGGCCGTGACAAAGGTGTCAAGCTGCTAACCCTTTTTGGCAGCAGCAATGGCGACACCGAGTGGCGTCTTAATGATTACCGGGACGGGTCGGGCATTAACAGGGTTTGCCAGCCTTGCACGTCCGAAGAAGAAGCCAAGCGCGTCGTCGGTGAATGGCTAGGGGTCGCTTGGAAGAAATTCGAGCCGAGCCGCCCATGGTTTATTGATGGCGCGATCAAGTCGGCCAATATGTACGGCTTTCCCGTCCCGCAGCATATCCGGGATACTTCGGCCGCTCATCATTTCGAAGCACGTCAGCGCAGCATCGCCAAGATGGAAGCTGATCTGGCTGCACTGCGCGCCCGGTATGAAGCGGAACCGCTCGCATGACCGCCATCACCGCAATCACCGCGCAGGACGTGGTGGGCCAGAAGCGGGCCGCAAACCGTAACCGCACGCTGGACGAGTGCCGGGCGATGGTGGGCGACAAGCCGTACCGCTTCGGTTTCCACACCTATAGCCCCGAAGCCATGACGGACGCCCTGTTCGCCATTGCCGGTGGGCGCGTGACGAAAGTGGGGCTGTGATGACCTACATCACCTTCATCGACGGCGCGCCCCTGCGCTGTCCCGATCTGGAAGCCTACTGGCAGAACCCCCGGCCTTTCGAGGCTGAGGTGGCAGATCGCCGGGCCTCCATTCACGCACACATCGATGCTGGCATGGCCGCGCTGAACGCCAAGCAGGCGGCGCGCTGGTCCCAAGAGGGAGAGCTGTGATGACTGAGTATAGTTTCACGCCGGGGCCTTGGCACGCGCAAGCCTGTAACAGCTGGAACGTGTGGTCGAAGGACTGCAAGGTCGCTGACCCGATCCGCTGCGCGCAGGCTGAGCCCTACCGGGTTCCTAGCGATGAAGAGCGCATCGCCAACGCCCGCCTAATCGCAGCCAGCCCGACGCTGCTGGAGGCGCTGGAAGGGCTTGTCGCAAAATCCACTGACACTGACGGTGACTGGTCCCGTGAATGGGCCGCAGCACTCGCCGCCATCACCCTCGCCACCGGAAAGGACGCATGATGATTATGCTGAAGTCCACGCACGACCGCGCAATGGCGGCCCATGCGATGACGGAGAACGGTCTGCTGGAGCGGATCGCGCGGCTTGAATTGCAGCTGAAGAATGCGAGCGAGCTGGCGTCGCTGAAGGCGCAGACGATCCTCGCGCTTGAGGAAGACCTTGCCGAGCAGTCGACCAAGATCACGACGCTGAGCAATCTGAATATCAAGCTGGAACGCGAGTTGCGGCCGTTCAAGGCGCCGCGCCGTCGTGATGATCGCGGCTGGTATCTCAGCGATGCACAGATCGCGGCACAGCAAGAGCAGGCTGCACAATATGCGGCCATTGCCAACAACACTAGGCAGGTGTCGGCATGAGCGCGGTGGAGAACCCGAGCGCGTTTCCGTGCCCCGCCGATGACAAAAGCGGCTGGCACGCTGAATATGGCATGACGCTGCGCGATTACTTCGCGGGGCAGGCAATCGGCCCGACGCTTATCGCTATGGCGCAAGGTCAGCATAGTGTGCGCGCCGATAAAACGCCGATGGCAAGCGCCGCACTGGATGCTTACGCGGTCGCCGACGCCATGCTTGCCGCCCGCCAGGAGCAGGCAGCATGAGCGCGCTTCGCATCACCCGCACCGGCCGCGATCACACGTGGGCCGCGCCGATGACCGACGCACAGCGCGAACGGGCCGAACCTCGCTTTTATGACGAAACCGGACGCCCGTGGACCGCGTGGCGTGTCGCTGGTGACCTCGCTGTCATGATCCTGCTGTTCGGGGGGCTCGCTGTCCTTTGGTGGGTGCTGTGAGCGCCGTCGACCTGTCCCTAAGCGACGAGGCTTTCCGCGCTTCTGTCGTGGGCGCCGGGGAGGTGGCCGCGCTGTTCGATGCCAGTCCGTGGCTGACCAAGTTCGAGCTGTTCCACCGGAAAAAGGGCACGATCGCGACGCCAGAGTTCAATGCCCGCAACCCGGACGGCACGCCGGTCAACGCCCGCATTCATTGGGGTGTGAAGCTGGAAGAACTGATTGTTCAAGAGGCCTGCGAACGGTGGGGCTATCAGCCGCTCGAACGTCCGAAGCGTGTCACCAATGGCAAAGGCCTTGGCGGTCATCCCGACAGGAACGTGTGGTGCCCTGAGCGCCAGGCGGAAGTCACGCTGGAAATCAAGACGGTCGACTGGCTGGAGCGCAAGAAGTGGGGTGATGAGCCGCCTTCGCAGTACCTGATCCAGCCGAATACCTATGCTGGTCTGTGCAAGACGCCTCACTTCGACGTGATCGCGTTCGTGATGGGCGGGAATAGCGATCTGGAGCGCTTCCAGTACGACTTCCGGCCTAAACTGTACGCTGAGACGGAACGCCGCGTTGAAGCCTTCTGGGCTGACGTGCACGCCAACCGCGAGCCCAAAGCGCAGTACGCCCGCGACGGCCACGTCATCAGCGAATTGTTCAATGACCCGGCTGACACGGTGATCGACCTCCGGATGGACAACCGGATGCCCGAGCTATTGCAGGAGTTCCTCGACGCCAAGGAAGCCGAGAAGGAGGCTTCCGCCCGTGTCGAGGCCGCGAAGTCAGAGATGCTGGAGAAGCTGGGCAACAACACCAGCGGCTTGGTCGAAGGCTATGTCTGTCGCGCGCCGCTGGTCGCTGGATCGCCCGCCAAGATCATCACTCAGGCGATGGTCGGACAGACCCTCAAGGGCCGCGCGCCTCATCGCCGGTTCACCGTCAAGGAGATCGCCGCGTGATCCTGTTCTTCGACACCGAAACGACGGGGTTCTTCAATGACCGTCAGCCGGTCAATCATCCGTCGCAGCCGCATATCGTCCAGTTAGCAGCCTCGTTAACCGATAATGTCGGTGAGGAAGTCATGTCGTTCTCGGTCATCATCGACAACGGTGTGGCCATCCCCACCCAGGCATCTGAAGTTCACGGCATCACGACACAGATTGCTGACGAGCGGGGCATTGAGCCGGAAATTGCAATGCACTTGTTCAGCCATCTGTATCGGCTGGCTGACAGGGTAGTCGCGCATAACATCAAGTTCGACAAGGGCGTGGTGGAGGCTGAGATTTTCCGCCGTCACGGCGAAGTACGCCGCCTTGCCAAACCGCTGTTCTGCACGATGGAAGCGGCAACCCCGATCGTGAACCTGCCTCCCACCGAACGGATGCTGGCGGCCGGTTTCGATAAGCCCAAACCTCCGAAGCTTGAAGAGTGCATCCGGCATTTTTTCAATGAAGACCTCGATGGCGCGCACGACGCAATGGTCGATGTGACTGCCTGCCGTCGTGTCTTCTTCCACCTCGAAACCCTTGAAGGAGCCGCATAATGGCCACGCAAATTGCTCCCCGCCAGCGCACTGCCGCTGATATTCTTGGCACAGGCAACCAGCCCAAGGGCATTGCCAAGTCGCAGGCTACCACCATCGAGCAGTCGCGCGCGATCGCGGAGGTTCAGGCAGCCGTCGTCGTGGCGCAGAGCCATCCCCGCGACAAGGTGAAGGCGCTGAACGAGGCGCTGGAAAGCTGCCGGACCAAGGAGGTGGCGGAAAACGCCTTCTTCAAGTTCCCGCGCGCTGGCGGCTCGGTCAGCGGTGAGACGATCCACCTCGCTCGCGAACTGGCGCGTTGCTGGGGCAACATCGACTACAAGATTGCCGAGCTGAGCCGGGACGACGAAGGTGGCTCGTCGGAAATGATGGCGATCGCCTGGGATCTGGAGACGAATGCCCGATCGAGTCTGACCTTCATCGTGCCGCACCTTCGGGACAAGCGTGGCGGTGCCGAGCGTCTGACCGACGTTCGCGACATCTATGAGAACAACGCCAACATGGGCGCCCGCCGCTTGCGGGAATGCATCTTCGCCATCCTGCCGAAGTATCTGGTCCAGGCTGCGTCGGATGAATGCCGCCGCACGCTGGAGACTGGCAACGCTGAGGTGCCGCTGAGTAAGCGCGTTGCTGAGGCGTTAACCGCCTTTGCCAAACTGGGCATTGACCGCAGCCGCATCGAAGGAAAGCTGGGTTCCACCAGCAACTTCACCTCGGTCGACCTCGCCAATCTTGAGATCAGCTACCGCAGCATCAAGCGTGGCGAAATTCTTGCCGACGACGAATTCCCGCGTGTCGAGACGGACGCACCCGGCAAGAGCAAGCTCGATATGCTGGAGGACGCCATCGACACCACCACCCTTGACCCCAACGCTGGTGAGAAGCGCGGGGATGAGGACATGGGGGAGGCGGGGGAATGAAGATCCTCATTGACAGCGCCGCTTATGACGCCATCCCCGACCTGTCTCGTTCCTTTGTGAATGCGCAGACGGACGGCCTTCTTCTGGCCGGCTGGTATACCGCGATCGAAGAGAAGGCGTCCGAGATGCAGGAGTTCCTGCGCGCTAAGGAGATTGCCGGGCTGGACGTGGACGCGGCGGCCGGCAAGCTGGCCTACACCAAAATGGCGCTGCGCTGGGTTGAAGCGCGCTTAGTCACGCTTGGCTATGATGTGCCATTCCCGCCTCATAACCCGCTCAAGCGTGAAATTGGCAATTTGCACAAGCGGATTAATCGCCTGAAGCAGCAGGTCCGCGATCTTGGTGGCGATCCCGACGACAGCCTTTCGATCGTGTCTGGCCCGATGGCCATGACAGGTGCCGCATGACCCACCTCTGCGCCGCCCGCCCGCCAATCCCCCCGCATGAATGTGACGAGTGCTGCGCTCTGTTCGCGCCGGTCGAGAAGAAATGGAGTAATGCCCGTGGCTGACCAAATACCCGATAGCGCGAAGCTGCTGCCGTGCCCGTTTTGCGGGTCGGATGATGTGAGCATGTCGTTCTCCGCGACGCCTCAAAGCTCGGAGCCAGCCCACCGTTTTGTCGAATGCGACATGTGTGGATCATGTGGAGCTGGCGTCAAAATCGCGAGTGGTGACGACGACGGTGCCAAGGCGCTTGCGATTGACTGCTGGAACACCCGCGCCGCCCCGCCCGCGATGGATCGGGAGGCGGTGGAGCGGGTGCGCGAGGCGGCGTACCGCCAGGCACTCGAAGATGTCTGCAATCCGCTGGGCTATCTTCAGCGCATGGCGGATGCTGAAGGTGCCAAGTTGAGCGGTATGGCCTATGCCATCGCCAGCGACATCGGCACTATTCAGCGTATCGCCAAGGAAGCCCTCTCCACCCTCTCCGCAGACGCGATCCGCCAGGGGGAGGGGAGCAAGGATTGGGTGCCGCAAATTGGCGAGCGCGTGGCGATCAGTCCGGCGTGCCCCTACCTGTCAGACTGGAGCAACACCGCCCTGTGGTGTTGCGGCGTCCGCGTGCATGATAGCGGCGATGGCTTGGACATCACTGTCACCGAACAGTGGCCGATGCCTTCCCGCCACTCGCGTGGATATCTCGGGCCCACGGATGGCTTTCGGCTGAACGCCGCTCACTATGCAGACGACATCACTCGTCTCGCCACCCCCGCGCCCGCTGTCGATCCCGCCAACATGGATGGGGCCAAGATCGAAACCTACGACATGATGCACGACATCGCGGTCAACGATCTTGGCTACCCGTCGATATTGGAAGCGCTAGAGGCCGCTCCGCACGCAAGCGCGCCCGCTGTCGATGCGCAGGAAGGTGACGACGAAGGACCATGCACTGATTGCGTGGATACTGGCATCACGATCCAGACCGAGCGCGCTTGCTCTTGTGATTCTGGCGACCAGTATCGTGCGCCCGCTGTCGATGCGGTCCCGGCGGGGGAGGTGGAGCGGATCGCGCAAGCCATCTACGAGGAGGACGACCCGTGGCACAAAGCTTGGCCATGGCCGAACCTTAACCCAGAAGCACAGGGCGGCCCCTCGGCTGCCGACCGCTATCGCGAAATCGCGCGTGCTGTTCTCGCCGCCCTCTCGCACGGGGAGGGGCGGAAGTGATGCGCGTCATGGTCTGCGGGTCATTCACCGCCACGCATTCCTGTGTTGAGGGCCATCCGCATCAGCACGAATGGCATGTCACCGCCTGGTTCGACGCGCTTGCTCGTGCTGACGCTCGCCTGCATCGGGCCGCACTCGACACGCTGCTCGCTCGGCTCGACGGCACCACACTGCCCGCCGACGCCGATTGGAACGAGGACATCGCTAAGCAAATCGGCCTGCTCTGCAATTGCGTAAAGGTCCGAGTCTGGCGCCAGGCCGATCGTCTTGGCTGTGAATGGCGTCCGCCATGCTCGACCGCTTCTTCGTAGGGATCCACCAGCCATGCGATGCGCATCATGTCGAAGCCGCCTTCATTTCAATCCATCGGATTGCCAAGCGGCGCAGCCCATTCAAAGTTCGCGCATGGGTTATGGACAGCGGCGCATTTCGGACAATCGAAGCGCACGGGGGCTATCCAGAGCCGCCGGAAGCGTACGCGGCGCAGATCAGGCGCTGGTCGCGCAACGGCGAGTTGCTGGCGGCGGTAAGCCAGGATTACATGTGCGAGCCGCATATGCTGGCGATCACCGGGCTGACGATCGCGGATCACCAGCGTCTGACCATCGAGCGATACGACGCGCTCATGGCCTGCGACTTGGGCGGCGTCTATCTGATGCCGGTCCTGCAAGGCTACACGCCTGCGGATTATGTCCGGCATCTGGAGATGTACGGCGATCGATTAGCCCATGGCGCATGGGTCGGCGTTGGCAGCGTCTGCAAGCGGAATGGGGACCCTGCGGCCATCGAGGAAGTGCTGCTCGCGATCAAGCGTCGACGCCCCGATTTGCGGCTCCATGGCTTCGGTATCAAAACTACGGCGCTGCGCAGTGCGATCGTAAGGGCGCTGCTGTGGACTGCCGACAGCATGGCCTGGAGCTTTGCGGCTCGGAAGCAGGGCCGCGACGGGAACTCCATACAGGAGGCAAAGATGTTCGCTGACAAAATCAATGGGATGCAGGTCGACCAGACGCTGCTTTCGCTGATGGTGCCCGCATGACCGCCTCCGGTTTCGCGATGAGCGAGAAGGTCGGTGCCGATGGATACCGCGTGATCCGCCCCGGCACACAGCAAGTAGCCACCGAATACTGCGCGGGCGGGCGCTGCGTGCAGATGGCGGGCGATTCCGCTGAGGTTCGCCAGAAGTTGAAGGGAGGGAGGGATGGGTAGTGTCTACAGCGTGTCGTCCCTGGCTGAGCACTGGGGTTGCGGCACGGACACCGTTTACTCGCTCATCAAGAGCGGCGATTTGCCAGCGTTCAAGCTGGGCGGCCGCCTTCTGCGGGTCCGCAGCGAGGAAGTGGAGAAATTCGAGTGCCAGAATATCGCCTCCAACGATATCGAAAAAAGCTCGCCATCGTCTGGGACGAGGACGGACGACGCCACCGACATTCGCTTGGAACGGATGATCGAGCGGCCGCAGAGGCCGCAGCTCGTTCATTCTGGCACCGACGCTCGGTAGGCGAAAAATACAGCACTGTGGGGCAGGTGGTCGAAGCTTACCTGATCGCAAAGATAGAAATGGCTTCACACTTCCGGGCCACGACGGCTTGGAAGGCCGCCAAGCCTTTCTGGGGTAATCTTCCGATCGTACGCGTGGATGAAGGATCGGCCGCGAGCTACCGAGCGCGGCGTCCGCATTGCAAGCCGATCACGGTGCGCAACGAACTGGCGGTTATCCGAGCGGCATTGAACTGGGCTGAGAAGCGGAAGATGATCGACAAGGCCCCGTTCATTCAGATGCCTAAGCTGACCTCAACGCCTGTTGGGCATCTGACTAAGGCAGAGTTTCGCAAGGTACTCGACGCTGCGGTCGCTCCGCATATCGCGCTGTTCCTCAAGGTGGCGGTCGGGACCGGCGCGCGGACTAATGCGATCTTGGACCTGACCTGGGATCGCGTCTATTTCGACAAGCGGCTGATCGAACTCAACCCGCGCGACCGGGTGCAGACCTCGAAATACCGGGCCACGGTTCCGATGAACGATCAGCTTTTCGCGGCGCTGAAGGATGCCAAGGCAGGCGCGATGAGCGATTATGTGATCGAACATGGCAGGGACAGGGTCGCGTCGATCAAGAAAGGCTTTGCTGCGGCGTGCCAGCGGGCGGGTGTCAAGGCGACGCCTCACATGATGCGACACAGCGCGGCGGTTTGGATGGCGGAGGCGGGAACGCCGATGGCGCAGATTGCTCGCTTCCTAGGCCATACCGACAGCGCAATCACCGAGCGGGTCTATGCTCGCTTTTCGCCTACCTTTTTGGCCGGAGCGGCGGAGGCGCTCACCTACTGA